GCAGTTAACACCCTATATCATGTACTTTAGATCAAGCATTTCGATCCGTTGTACAAGTATCGTCTATAAATTATCTAATCTGCTTCCGTGAAGTAAATTTGAAACGTATTTTATAATAGGTAAATGTATTCTGTTGTAATAAAAGCGTGATGTAGCATCAATTGCATCTAAAGTTTGTCCCATCGCACGAAAAATTACACTGTCCATTCGCCTATTCATCTGTAAACCCCAAGCATCACTAATTGGATATCCCTTAATATATCTATTAATATCATTTACTAAATGTTGACAGTTTCTTTGCCATAAATTATAAGGTAGATTAGAAGGATTCTTAATTATATCTTCTATAACCTTGTGCATATAAGGACTTGCGAAAGTATATTCATGAGCTTTGTTACTGTTAACCACGCTGGAACTAACTTTTTTATGTAACAACATCCAGCATTCAGAAACTTCGAGGTGACTAGAAGGAAGTTTAAAACGTTTTTCAAATAAAGCTCGTACATCAGCATCAGAATAACCACTTTCAGTATGACTTAGTAAGACCGAAATAGTACGTCCATCGTGAGTACGACGATTAATACGCTCTTTAAATATGATACCATCAATTTTACCACTCATAGAGTTAGCATTCATACCACCATGCTCACCCACACCAAATACAGACAAAGTACGAATAGAGTTACCTAACGAGTCTTGTTCATAGGTATCTAATGATCCCCAAGCATGTGCTGGTTTTCTCGCTCGAACCTTATTAGCCCGGAACATATATTGCGCGTCCAATTTATCAAATTTAATTTTCTCAAAGAATCGGCTCGCTAACCCACTTAATCCACCAACTTTGAGAGGCTGATAATGAATCCCAAGCTTACTAATAGGCCCCGCGTAATCATCTGGAACGTTAATTAAAGGTCTAGCATCATTACGTCTTCGTGTGTACATGGCATTCCTCGTTCCCATAGAGAATTCAGGTAAAAGCATACTATATCGAAAATTTTCATTTAGCCTAAGATTAGTTTCTGCATCCAAATGTTTAGGTATGCGCTGCCAACTCGTTGAACTATACTTAGCTTCCCTCACTCCGACATGCGAAAATAAATGTTTGTTGATGGCTTCAATGGGTGTGGAACTACCTTTGGCTAATTGTCTTTTTAAACTTGAAAATACTGTCTTAGATTTACTTAAAGTACTCATCGCAACCTTCATAGCTCCAACTCCACTTTTAACTATTGTACTCATCGCATAACCAACTCCACCCATCGCAACAGATAAGCTGATGTCTAATAGTAATGACCCAATTGTGCTTATAATATTTTGCCATATATCATCGCTTCCTATCATAGATTTAATTTGAGCTTCAACATATTCAAGACGTTGCGCAATATCTAATAACTCATCAGACAAACGTTGAATCTCTAATTCCATTGACTCTAATACTAATTGGATATCACGAACAGAGCTATCATATATTTTAACTATTCCCGCTCCTTCCGGCGCCATTTGTATTCGATATTTAAGCTTCAAATCGTCAATTGTTAAAATAAACGCACCCAATATATGGAGGGGATTTACTCCATGCACTCTTCCTATCGGCTGAACGGGCATAAACTGACTCCATCTATAAGTTGTTCCGTTATGTACCGCAGCTACTTGCATGGAATTAAATCTGGCAGCTCGAACAAATAGACCAGTAGCTTTAGATCGCCGTTGAGTGTTAGTTGTTATGGTTGTGTCTAAAGATTGCATTCTTGTTAAACGCGTCTGAAGAACATTATGATATTGATCTATTCGAAATACAGATTTTATGTTAACATTCATTCCATTAGCGATACGCCAGTTTTCATCTAAGTCAGATATAGCTGTAGTCTCTGTTGCTGTTAGATTTTGATTTGAAGTAATAGTTCTAGTACTTCTATTGATAGCCCAAGCACTGTGGGAACTGTAGTGATAGTATATATATTCTTCATTAGTTGAGAACAATTTCTTATCAAATGTGACATCCAGATTAAAGACCATTCCACTATAACGTATGCCGTCTATTATCATGACAGTACTATCACCGCCAGTTAAAGTACGTTTCATAACATCACTAGTCGCATCGGACATGTTAGTTGAATATATCGAAATGTCTCCTTGCACAGAATCAATCAATGGTGCGTCTAATCCTCTATTATCTAAGATGTATAACCTTTGAATTGACTGAAAATATCTAGCATTAGCCATGGGAATTGGAATATAACCTCGGTGTGAAGTTCCACTCATTAGACCAACTTTAAGTGCAAATAAGTCTGGTTCGTAATATGCCATTGTAGTACTATAAGAAAAATTTACTCTATTAATATCTACGTTTGGCTCCGCAGCAGGAAAGTGAGAGATCTGACCTTCAACAAGTATCTTTAAGCTTCCTTCACTATATACTTCAAATCTACCAACAACAACAGTATCTAACGGAGGATGTGCCACATAAGTCAATGACATGGGATAAGGTACAGGATTATTTGCAGTTTCACTATCCACAGTGCGCTCTGATTCGTTAAAACCATTCGTAATATATCTACTAGTAAGCGTCCTACTGCCTGCGATTGGTATCAATGGTATCTGTTCAAACGCCTGTCCTGTTACAAGTGAATCTATCTCTATTTCCTGTTCTACATAGCGAGGTACGGTAGCAAATAACTCATCTATTCTTGCAGTGTTAGAAAATGTCATTCGAGAGAGATAATGACCAACATCTTCACTCATTTCTAATGCTTCCTCAATCCATTCCTTCTTTATTAGAGCTAAATAGTGATATAATTCATCAATACGCATCATATCAACATGAACATCAAATTCAGCTTTTCCGGAATCCAAGGCATCATTTATCAAAGTCTCGACAGTGGTTTTTGGTATGACATATGCTACCCTTATATCCTTTAGCACCAATCTTAACAATATATTTTCATTACGTGAGGGTAGATTCGTGGTAATAGATAATTTATTAATACTCATCTCAGCTCTATTATTATAAGTGAATTCAGTAATCATTCTTTTTTCAACATCGTGTTGCTTATTCAAAGATACTTCATCACTATTATAAAATAGAATTTCATCAATTTGCAAGTCTTGAGCTTGTTTAAATGTATCTCGGTATAATATGACATCAACACTCAGTCCTGCTGTAATGAGTTGTGTGGCGAGATTAACGTCTATTAGCAATCCGTCTATATTATCTCGATGCGCAAGTATTAATCCCCATTCGTTGTGAGCACCCTTCTGAATTAATATCCTTAAATGATCGTCAGGCCTATCAGTTTTTATAGTCATGGACTTCTCTTCTTTAGCTCCTTTGCTTATTATCTGCAATTCGCTTACGCTCACATGTCTATTACCTTCATCGTCAATAGAGTCAATTTTGAATATGAGAATGATACGGATATGCACGTGTATATCTTCTGAAGTTCGCCATATCAACATATGTTCAATTTGCCAGTATCCCATAGATAATTCACTAATATCAGGAAGAAACTCAAACAGTTGATAATCTATCACTAATTGACCGTATTCAAAGGTAAGATCCTCATCAAGGACATCGATGTAATCTATCAAATTAGAAAGAGTAAAATCATTGTAAAATGGCAATTCGAACTTAGTAAATAAATTCTTTTCTATTTGTGAAAGGGATTGTTGCAATTGTTCTAAATTAAATATCCTTTCAGCTATTTTATTTAACTCTCTATTCTCTTCAAACCATTCACGGATCTCATCATCAATAATTTCATTCTCAGTTTTATCTTGTCTTTTAGTTTTTCCGCCCAGTGTAATAGCATATTTTATAATTTCGTTTCGTATTTCTTTCATTGACATATTAGACGTGTATAGACATAGGTGTTTTTTAA